CGAAGGCTCTGTTTATGGCCGATGGATTGCAGACATGGAGAGTGATGGAAGGATTAAAGAGGGTATTTATGACCCGACTATTCAGGTTCACACGTCTTGGGATTTAGGATATTCAGATGACACGGCCATCTGGTGGTGGCAACAGGCGGGAAACGAGGTCCGCTTGATTGATTACCATGAACATAACCGAGAGGGGCTTAAGCATTACGCGGAACAGCTTATTGGACACGAGATCATCATAGATTTATACGGCGACAGCGGAAAAATAATCAAATGGCACAAAGGGAAGGCAATTGAGGGAATAGAACACAGGGTGGAATATAACTACGGCAATCATTTTGTCCCGCACGATACGGCAAACAAATTGTTGCAAGCTGGTGGCCGTTCCGCTGTTGACCAGTTATTTGAGTTTGGAATCAAAACACGGGTGGTCGCAGCTACATCCCAGCAAAACCAGATTGATTCGGCCCGTGTCACTCTCCAAAAGACATGGGTTGATCCCGTTAAGTGCAAAGACGGGTTGCGGGCTTTACGAAAATATCAGTTTTTGTTTGATGAACAAAGAAACCGCTATTTGGACAAGCCGGACCACGATGCTTACAGCCACGCAAACGACAGTTTTGAAATTATTGGACAAGTCTGGAAAAGCAGCGTAGTTTCTAAAGAAGCAGAAAAGCCAAGATTTTTGGAAGATTTAACGGCGAAAGAAGTGTTTTTCCCAGACTTTTCAACAAAAAGGGCCGACGACAGGATATGATTGAACAAGAGAAATCCAGCACCGTTGCATTCTGGTGCAATCACATTGCCAAGTACGGAAAAGACACGCAATCATGGTATGCGCGGTCTAAAAAGATCATCAAGCGTTACAAAGATGACCGGAGCGATACATCGAAGGCTTCAGCAAACAAATTTAATATTCTGTGGTCAAACGTTCAAACCCTCGCCCCTGCTTTGTACGACCGCGCCCCCACCCCGAATATAGACAGACGATTTCAGTCAGATGACAAACTAGGAACTGTTTCCGCTCAAGTTCTAGAAAGGGCAGCCTCTTTTTTTATTGATGCCGATGAATTTAACGATGTGATGCGCCAAGTGGTGCTGGATAGGCTTCTAGGCGGTCGCGGAGTTTGCTGGGTTCGTTACGAGCCGCATTTTGTAACGCAGCCAGTTTTGTCCGATGACGCAGACGGCGTGCAATTGACCGATGACCAAGACGATTTAGACGAGGAGCAATCCGAGGAAATCTTGGAACGCGAAGATGTTGTCGTGGATTACGTACACTGGCAAGACTTTGGGCATACTTGGGCGAAAACATGGCAGGAAGTCAGAGCCGTTTGGCGGATTGTTCCAATGTCCCGCAAAGAGTTAGTAAAACGATTTGGGGAAGAAATTGGCAATCAAATCCCTATGGGTAGCGAGAAGAAAAACGACGATACGCCGGAAGATTACAAACGGGCGTTTGTCTATGAAATATGGGACAAAGAAACAGAAACTGTTTTATGGATTTGCAAAGATTACAAAGACGTTTTGGACAGCCGAGAAGACCCGCTGAAGCTCACCGGATTTTTCCCATGCCCTAAGCCTTTATACGCCACAATTACCAACGACAACCTTATTCCGACCCCTGACTATGTTCTTTATCAGGACCAAGCAAGCGAATTAGATGACTTGACGGGACGTATCGGAAACCTTGTTAAGGCTTTGCGCGTTGCTGGTGTTTATGATGCCTCTGCCCCTGCCCTGCAAAAACTACTTTCAGAAGATGCTGAAAACATTTTGATTCCCGTGGAACAATGGGCTGTTTTCGGGGAAAAAGGCGGACTGAAGGGAGTTATTGACTTTCTCCCCATCAAAGAAATTGGCGAAACCCTTATGGGGCTTTATCAAGCCAGAGACAGGACTAAGCAGGAACTCTACGAAATAACGGGAATTTCTGACATTATCCGAGGGGCAACAAACCCTAATGAGACCTTAGGGGCGCAAGAGCTGAAGGGTAAATACGCGGGCCTTCGTATGGGGGCAATGCAAGCTGATGTAGCTAGGTTTGCCCGTGATATTGTCCACATGTTTTCTGAGATTATAGCCGAGCAGTTCAGCCTTGAAACCATCAAGGAAATATCTGGGTTTGATTTGTTCACGGAGCAAGAAAAGGCGACGATTAGTCAGGCGCAAGCGTCTGGACAACAAATAGATATGCCTAATCTAAAGGAAAAGCTTGAAAACCCATCGTGGGAACAAGTTATTGGTTTGATGAAAGACAACACCGCTCGCAAATTCCGTATTTCAATTGAAACAGACAGCACCATCAAACAGGACCAAGACGCGGAAAAACAAGCAAGAACTGAATTCCTGACCGCCGCTGGTGGTTTTATACAACAGGCGGTTCAGGTTCCGAATCCTGAGCTTGCCCCGTTGCTGCTCGAGCTTTTGCGCTTTGGAATCAAAGGATTCAAGGTCGGGCGGGAGATGGAAACCATATTCGATGTGGCTTTGAAGGATATTAAGGCTAAATCAGAACAGCCTCCGACTCCTCCACCTGAAGACCCGTCGATTGCTACTGATAAAGCGAAACTTGAACTTGATGCGCAAAAACTCAAACAAGACGCTGTCCTTAAGCAGGGTGATTTGCAACTCAAAGCCAAAGAGCTTGAATTGAAAGAGCGAGAATTATCTTTGGAGGAGCAAAAAATAGCTCTAGAAAAATATAAAACTGATATTGGTTTAGTTATTGAAAAAATGAAGCTAGAATCTGCACAAAACACAATTTTAACTACAATATAGGAGAAAAAATATGTCGTTACCAGCTACGCCTATTGCGGGCGAAACCAAACCTTTCTCGGCCAGTACAACCAATTCGGTTGTTGAACTTGATGTAACTTCTCCTCAAATTATTATCAACTCATCCGGAAGCAATTCAGTCGAGGTTTTTTATAGAACCGGAGAAACAGCAGCTGAAGCAGTGGCTGTTGTTCCTTCGACAAAAGGCGATTACCCTATTTTACCATCTACAATTCAATCCTTTACAAAGCCTGACAACCATAGATTCGTTGGGTTTATCACGGCCTCCGGAACCGCCTCCGGTTGGGTTTCTCCAACTATGGGCGAATAATGAAATACGAAGGTTTAAGCGACTACGAATTGGAGTGCCTAAAAACTCCAATGAAAGATTTGACGCGAGAATCTTTGCAGGTCGCTATTTCTGCAAAAGACAAGGTAAATTCGAACATTCAAAGAGAAAATGCTTTGTATGTTCGAAAGCCTGTATCAAAAGTCTATCTCGTTTCCGATTCCATTGACCCCATCGTAAACCAAGCAAACGGCAAGGTTTACGATAGTAAATCAAAATACTATGCTGACCTGAAAGCGTCTGGCCATGTTGTTGTTGAATCTGGAATGGATAAACCTAGAGAGATCAGGGGTGATTTCGATGCTAGAAAAGACGTTGCAAGGGCTTTGAATCAATTAGGATATTAAAACACACAAGGAATAAAATGACTGAAAAAACCATTGAAGAGCAACTGAGCGAAGCTATTGACCAACACGAGGAAGGTTTGCAAGAAGAGCCGTCTGTTTCTGTTGAACCTGATATTGAGGAGCCAGAGCCGGAAATTGAAGCAGCAGAGGAAACTCCAGAGGAAAAACTGCCAGCGATTGATCCGCCTCATTCTTGGACACCGGATGCCAAAAAAGATTGGCCTTTGCTCCCAGCTCATATCCAAGCTGAAATTGTCAAGCGTGAAAACGACACCCATAAAATGTTCACGTCCCGAGATGGTGATTTGCGCCTAGGTAAGGACATGAAAGAGGTATTAGAGCCGTATATGCCAGTTTTCCGAGAAACTGGGGTAGAGCCTAAAGCCTTGGTCCATGAGCTTCTTGGTACGGTAAACACCCTTAGAAATGGGACTGAAGAGCAGAAAATAATGGTTCTGCGCAATATTGCAGACGGCTATGAAGTCGATTTGCAAAAAGTTCTGGGGTATCAAAACAACCCCATCGATGAGTTATATAGCGAGCTAAATAATCTAAGACAGCAGGTTACTCCCGAGGCTATCTTAAACCAGTTTCCACCCAGACACGAAGCTGCTAGAATAGATGCCGCATACAACGCCCTCGCTGACACCAAACCCAACCTCCACTCCGTAACCCCCATACCTTCCGCGCGCCCACTTCTCAAACCTGGCGGGGCTCC